CTATTTGGAGTGCTTGTTACACCAATTCCAATAGTAATTCTTCTTTGCGTTTCTCTGTCCATGTATTTAAATTGTAGTTTTGATTCGTATATTCTTTTAATTTATCTGCATAATCCTGGCGCATCTGTGAGCTTTCAGTTAATCTTTTTATTGCCTTATACCATCCATTAATATCGCTATTTTCTAAAAAGATAGCTGTATCTTTTGGAAATATGTTATAAGGTTTTACGTTTGAAACTATTGCAGCATTTCCATGAGCAGCAGCTTCAAGTAGTTTAATTTCCGACTTGCCTTCAGTAAATATGTTTTTCTCTAATGGTATAAAACTAACATCGGTAAGGTTATAGGCTTTCCCATACTCATAAACATTAATAGCATTTATTCTAAGATAGTTACCTTGTTTCATTACTGACTCATAGTATTTGTAGTGATCGTTATCTGTATAACCACCTAAAACAAATTGAGCGTTATTTACTTGCCTTGCTTTTCTAATTGGAATTTGTAATATCTTAATATCCTGCACATGATGAACTCCAGCAATGTAACCGAAACGTGTAAATTGCGAAGGCTCTTTTTTACTCTGCCATTGTTCATCTCTTAGGTCTAAACAGTTCGGATATATTTTAACATTTTTATTAAATGGTCTTATTTTCTCAGCAAGTATTTCAGTAGTGCATGTAACAATATCAACGTGTTTTAAAATGTCTTCTGTTTGTTTTACTATTTGATATTCTTTATAAACTTTAAACAAAGCATGTGATTGAGGTAAATGCCAGTAGTCGTCTATATCAAATATAACTTTACAGCCTAACTTTTGAAACCTCTTTATTTTCTCTATTGACTTTCCGTAAACATCAATTTCTCTTTGATAAATAACAAACTGATAGTCCTTAATTACTTCATCTGGCATAACATCCAAATCTTCGTAAACATCACATTTGAAGTTAGTGAGGTCTGAAACTTTTGAATAAGGAACTATTAAACGGTGATAGGATAATCCATTAAGGTTTCCCATGTTAGCCTTTATTAAAATTTTTATCATTATGCTGTCGTTTTAATTTCTCTTTGATTTGTTTTATATCGTTGGCAACTGTTCTATAAGGTATCTTTGTCTTATCACTTAACTTTTTAGCGTCCCCATGATGAATGTAAAGTTTTAATAAATTTTGTTCGTAAAAGTCGGATTCTGTTTGTGGTGAGTAACTTAAAAAGTTAATTAAAGTTGAATAATCAATTTCATCTTCGTTTTCAATTATCTCATTTAAGTTATCTACATACTGAATAAAATCAGTTAAGTATTTTTTTTTAAACTTATTGGAATGCCATGTTCTCCAACATACAGCAGAGTAAAAATGTTTAAGATTTCTAATTTCAGTTAAGTCAAATTTTTTCTCTATTATGATTAAAACGCTTTCAAAATGTAAATCTTCCCAAAGATAGTGATTGTGGCAGACATTTTTCGTTATCTGTTTGTATATTCTGTTATTAACAAGTTCATCAATCACTTTGACAAAATTAAACAAATCAATAAGAAAGTTGCAATTAAAATAAATTGAATATCAGATTTTTTTATTTTCATTCCTTTTAGCTTTAATTAGTTTCATGTATAGTTTCCAATCAAAAGTTCCACGAACTTGATTAACCTGTGTTTTTTTTACCCACCATTCAGCTTGGCTGATTAGTGATGTCATGTTGTTTTGTGTTTTCATATTTGTCATTAATAATTTAAATAATTTGATATTCTAATTGTTTTGATCTTAACTAAGTCGCTATAAAATAGCGCAAAGATGTAAGTTATAAGCAAGCTGCTACGTTCCTGCTTGGTTTGACAATTCCGTTTGAAAAGAATTAAAAAAAAGCCCACCGCAATCTGAAATACGAGTTTCAATAATCTTACAATATTCTTCTGAAATTTCACTACCAATGTATTTTCTGTTATTTAAAATTGCCATTTTAGCCGTTGTTCCACTTCCCATAAAAGGGTCATAAATCAAATCGTTTTCGTTACTCCAGCTAATAATATGGTCTTTCACAAGCTCTTCTGGAAATATCGCTGGGTGATTAAAAGCGTATTTATCCTTTGTGCTTAAATACATTCCTGTATCGTATTCCCAAACATTATGTCTTTTACCATATTCGGTTATAATTTTTGCACTTCGCTTTGACCTTGTTCCATCTTTTTCCGTAATGCTTTGAACACCTCCACTTTGTCCTGCTTTTTTGTTTTTTCTATCGCAAATAGGGTTAAATGTTTTCTTTTTGCCTTTGCTCAACACAAAACAATATTCAAATGTTTGGTGATACTTATCAGGAAACGGAACGCTAAAATTGTTTTTCTTGTAAATTATTGTATCGTGAACAGTAAATCCTAATCCTTGAAAAAATAATGCCTGTCTAAATGATGTTAATGTTTCACCACCTTTTTCGTGTCCATCTCCTACAATCCAAACAATTACACCTCCTTTTTTAGTAATTCTAAATAACTCTTTGGCAATTTCTTCAAATGCAAATAAGTAACCCTTGTATTGTCGTAAGTTATCATAAGGTGGTGAAGTAACCGTTAAGTCAATGAAATTATCAGGCATTTTCGCCATTGTATCAAGGCAATTTTCGTTATATATTTTATTTATTTCCATCCCTTCCTTTTTTTTAATTCTTTTATTTAGTGCTTCGATTTAAGTTTTTCGGTAAATAACCGCAGCCAGCTTATAACACGGGTTTGGCAAAATGGCTTTCCGACACACAAGCCAACGCACAAAAGCCCCTTCGCCAAGCCGCAAAACGTTATCAGTTATTCGGAAATACCGAACTACTCATAACATCATTTTAAAGGTTTTAAGTTATCGTATGTTTTCCCTTGCTCTTTTAGTTTTAAAGTTAAGAATATTAAAGCCTCTTTTTGTATATAGTATTCAAAAGTTTTATTATTGTCATCAATTACTGAAAGTACAATTGAATTATAACCTTTTTCATCATATCTTTTTATTTCAGATTTCTTTAAAAAATTATTGTAGTTAATTTTAGCTTGTTTTTTTATTTTCTCTTTACTTTCATCACTAAATGAAATTTGAAAATTATCATACAAGAATTTATAAATAGAAGGTAAGTGCATTACATTATCTTCATGGTTAATAATAGTACCAAATCTATGTGCTTTATCATGTTCACATATTTTAAAAAAGTACTTTGCTATTTCCATGTTTTGCTCAAAGAATTTTGTTACTGGAGCTTCTACTCTTACATCTTGCATTTTAAACCATTCTTTCATGGCTTGTTCTCTTTTTTGAGAACTCATATAGCCTTTAATAAATTTTGTAAATGTAACAGTGCCAAAGCCGACAAAGTCCCCAAATTCGTTGCTTATTCCTAATTTAAAAGCATTTCTTAATTCACTTAGTGTTATACCCTTATAATGTTCTAAAACATAGTCATAAATGAATTTAGCAACATTTTTAATTTGGTCACTTTCTAAAGCATATTTTTTATTCTCACCTGATAATTCAATTGTTTTCATTATTTCTGTAAAAATAAGTCGAAGAGCTTCGCCACGTTCAATGTTTATTATCTTCTGCTCATTTTTAGCTGAAACATAAAATTTAAGATTTTCAGGTAATTTGTTTAGGCCTTCCAATTCTAATTGGTTAAAGCCTATTGTTGTTAGGTTACTCATAGTTTATTCCAGTCTGTATTGTTAATTGTATTTTGAACTATTTGCATTCGAGTTGAGAAAGTATTGTTATCTTTTATAAATTCTTTTTTCTCTTTTTCAAATGCTTTTTTAACCCACATGTTAATAGCATGATAATCTGATTTGTATTGAACTCCTTTACTTCCTTTGTAGTCGTTAAGTTTATCCAGCATCCAACTAACTTCGTGTTCTAAGTATTCAGAATAAAGTTTATCTAATTCAGATTGAGAAATAAATACATGCTCTCTTATTTTATTCTTATTATTATTATTATTTTTATTTAATTCTTTTTCTTTTTTGCTTAAAATCGCTTGACTATCGTTTAGCGTTCGCTTAGCGTTCGCTTTATTTCGTTTAGCTTCCGCTCCTTTTTTACCATTTTCTGAATTAACTTTTGATATGTGATTAGCTTCAATTAATTGCTCATCTAAAAATTTAATTAATATATTTCCATTATTGCTCCATATATATTTATCAATTAATTGGTTAATTAATATTTCATTTTTATATCTTTTAATTAAATCTTCAATAGTAAGTTTACCATCACGTTGCCAATAAATTGCACATACATTAATAAATAATCCTTGAAGTTCTAAAGATTCATAAACTATATCACCAGTAAGCCATTCAGTTGCGGTAAATTTAAAATATGGAAAGTTTTTTGCCATTTATATAAAATAAAAAACCCTTCGGCTTTCGAGGTAACGGGCTCTACTCACCAAAGGGATTAAAATATTATTATTATTGATGCCGTTACTCATCTGGTACAAATATACAAAAAGTTTTTTAATTATTCCAATCCTTTATAAAATTCTTCTCTCATATTTGAATTAATAGTGTGATAAATATCTCCGATTTTATCTAAATATTGAACATCTGTTATATTCCTTTTTTCCAACTCTTCTAAGATTTTAAAGCCTTGCTTTTGCCACAAATTAAAGTCAGATCTTAGTTTAAAGTTATATTTGTTAGTACATTGAGTAGTTTGTTCTACTGTTGCTTTGAATAGCCCTATCATTAAGTGGCTTTCAAATTCCATTATTTGTTCTTGCTTTGTCATGTTCTTTGATTTTTAATTTATAAACTTTAATTAATTCTTTGATTTCATCTAAGGTTAGTTTTAAGTCATCATTCCTTTTATTCATTAAAACAACGTAATTAAATGCGCTTATTCTGTGCTGTATTCTTTCGTTATATTCTAAGTGATTACCATGTAAATGTTGATTACAATGTACGCATTGACCATGTACGTTATCTTCACAAAATCGAAGGTTAGGATAACGACCTACTGAAAAAAAATGACCTGCATCATACTTAGTTCCCAATGGTCTATCACATGAAATACATGGTTTATTAGCATCTCTTAATCGAATATACTTGTTAAAAACTATTTGAAGTAAACTAAGCCATTCTGTACGGGTACGGGTGTTTTCAATCATTACTTTCTTTTTCTCTTTCCATACCTTAGCTTCAGCTAACTTAGTCGCACATTTAGCACCACAAACTATTTGAGTGGTTTTAAAAGGAGTGAAGCTGCCACTGCACTCCTTGCACTTTTTACTTTTTATCGATTTCATTATTCACTTCATTAAGATATTCTTTATAATGCCTATCAAATGATACATCTCCACTAAATTTGCCCTTTATATAAAAGTGAAAAGCGTGATTTTCGTTTATTAATTTTTCAACTCTTTCATAAGATTGGTTTTCTGCAGTTAAATCTTCTATTTTAGTTTCTAATTGTTCAATGTATGCGTTTTTATTTTCATTTATTGCTTGATAATGTTTTAGCTCTTCAAATAATTTTTCCATTTTTTGAACATATACTTTAAATGCTTTTTCATTTATTTCTTCAACCATTTGTAAAGCACTTATTTCTCCTTTAGATACTTTTTTATTTAATTCTCTTAATTCTGTAAGTTTTATTATTTTTTCCATTTTATTTGTTTTTAGTTGTTATTTTTTAAATGCGTTTAAATAATCGTTAAATAAGTTTCTCGCAATAGTAACCTTTTCAATCATTCTTTCCTGCACCTCTTCGTTAGCTTCAAACCTTCTGATGTATAAACCTGAATCTGAATTAAGAATCAAACGTGGGTCAAAAGAAATAAAATCACACCATTTGCGACCTGACAATAAAAGATAGCATTGCATTTGGTAATAGTATTCGGAATACTCACTTTCAAAAGTATCTTCGGTGAAAAAGAAATTTAAGTGATTAACTCCTACAAAAGGGCATTTTATTTCAATCATACCATCTTCACCTATTAACCCATCAGGGCTTCCTGTTAATCCTTCTATATTTTCGCTTATAAGCAACTTTGATTCTATTACCTCATTACCTGTTCGGGCAGTATAATATCTCTTCGCTATTGGCTCATTTTCGTGCCCCCATGCAGTAGCATAGTTATCAATACTTGGCTTAGGCTGACCGCTTAATCTTTCGTAAACTTTCTCACGAATATATGTCTCCGCTGTTTTGCTTAACATATCTTTTTTAGATCGTGGCTCAGTCATTAATTTATAGATTTCGCTTCCGGTGAAATTACCTAATCTGTTATCCCACCACGTAGGTGAGTATATTTCAATTGTGCTTTCCATTCTTTAATTCTTTTAAAGTTTCATTAATTGATTCAGCTATTAATATTTCTATATCTAATTTTAATTTATCTATTATTAATATTTCATCTAAATCATTATTAAATTTTAAATATGGTTTTAGCTCTTTTACTATTTTATTAATTTTCTTTTTCATGTTAAATTGATTTTATAAGTGCAACTTCTACTTCTTTACTTACTTCGTATTTAGTTTTGATTTGCTCAATACTACCACCTTTCATTAAAAACTCAACTGCTTTACCAAATGCCTCAGATTTTAATTCTAATTGTGGTTTATTGCTCTTTGTTTGCTCACCTGCTGCATCTGTGTCTTTGTCGGTTACAAGCCCTAAAATTGAACTTAAACTATACCTGCGAATGTAACTCACGGCAGACCCTAAAACTTGGAAATCATTCATGCCTTTTAACTGAACACCTTTTGGAATATCGGTTAATGATTCAATAGTTTCTCCAGTTTCAATGTGGAATACTATTGTTTTAACACAATCTCCCATGATAGGTTGAGTAAACCCTAATTGATGTTTTGCTAATAGTGGATTGATTTTGTCGAAGATAGTTGGAAGGTCAGCGTAAGAATAACCATAACCTTTTGTCTCTTTGTGAATCACTGGCACTTCTTGTTGAAATGCTGCTAAACTTTTAAATAATGATTTTGTTTCTGTTGTTTGTTCTTTTGTTTTCATAATTGTTTGTTTTTAAAATGGTAAATCATCATGACTATCTATTCTAAAATTAGAATCGTTTGCTATTCCAAAATTATTTGGCTTAGTCATTACTTGGTTTTCTTTTTTAAATGGTTCTTGGAACGATGCGCTGAAATACTTTGTTCCTTTTTGGCTTTCTTTAAACCATAAAGATATTTCCATATCCTTACCATTTACGTTTACAGTTCCTTTGTAGTCAGGGGATTTCTCACTTGTTTTTTTTGAATTCTTAAAAATTGCGCCTGAATTCAACTTGTTTTTACTTTCCATGTTTTTGTTTTTTATTGGTGATTGTAAATTCTTTGTAATTAACTTTTGTTTTAGGATTCTGTTTCCAGCATTCGTTAATCGTGTAACCTTTCTTTCTAATTTTAGCTAATACTTTGTGAAGGTTAAGTGTACCGCAGGCACATTCTTTTTTAGTGATAGCATAGGCATTTGAGCCTGTTATTACTTGCCCACCTAAAAGGGCATCGAGGATTGCTTGTTCTTGTGTTTTCATGTTTTTGTTTTTTACAAAATTAATAAATTATTTTTTATCTAAATTATAAGTTAAATAATTATTGGTAAATCTTTTCATTTGATTTTCAAGCAGTTGGTATTTTTCCACTAAATTAGTATCTGATTGCTGCGCTTCATTTAATTGCCCTAACTTAGTAGCTACATTATACAACTCGTTTTCTGTTTCAAAGATTTGATTTAACAGCCTTTCCTCAACTCTCGTAAGTCCAGCCATGTAGTATTTATTTTCCATACTTTTTGATTTTAACGTTATAAAATTCTTCTATTAGGTCGAGTAAGTCATCGTGGCATTCACCATCTTTAAAAGCCTTGCCAATTGTGACTAAGCTGTAATACTTTTTTTTAGCCATTCCAAAACGTTTTATTTTGGTATGGTCTCCATGAGTGTAGTAGTCACTCATTTTGGTTTTAATTGTTTCAGGTATTTTCATTCTCTTATTTTTTTTATTGTTATGTTATTTTCTATTAATTTATTTTTAACTATTTCCCATGATTTTTTCCCTACATTTCTCATTTTTAAAAATTGAATTTCATAAATATCATTAGCATATTTGAATGTATATCCTTTATCAATATATTCCTTTCCATTCCATTCATTTTTTCTGTGTAATAAAGCTTCAACTATTCTTTGATTAAAGTTGTATTTATAAACAAAATCCTCAATATAAATAGATTTTATATTTTCATTAATTTCTTGTTGTAAATTTGCTTTATTTTCTTTTATAAAGTAATTCCTTAATTCCTCTTTTTCATCATCTGATAATGACTGAATAAATAAATAAACGTTCATATTGCTTGTTTTAATTGATTTTTAATATCTAAACTTTTAAACATTTTAATTAGTTCCTGGCACAGTTGGAAGTTCCAGTCATTTTCATATTGGTTATTTCCTATGAATATTTTATGCCTTCCTACCACTTGCCCCTTTTCAAAAAACTGAAAATAGAATTGAGTTTCTTTGTCTGTTATAAACATTTCCATTACTGTATTTTCTAAATTAACTCTGCTTATATTATTCCTATTGTAAAGGATTAAGTTAGCATCTATAAACCCATACCAATACTCAAGGTTATTGTTGAGTTCTACGTAGTTTGCGTTATTCATAAATTAATTTTTTAATGGTGTTATAAACTTCGTTGTATTCGCTTTCAGTGATTTGATCATAGCTGCATGGATATTGCATCATGTGTTGAGTAACTGTTATTGATTGTTCGTTTTCACCGAAAAATAAAACAGTTGTTCTTGTTTCTTCTATCATGTAGTAGTGATAGGATTGTTTAGTAAAAAGTGGAAGTTGAACCTCCACTTGTACTTTTTCTTTGCGTTCGATTGTGATTTTCATTTTTTTGTGTTTTTAATTACAAAGCAAATTTAAATCAAATTTTAATATAAACAACAAAAAAAAGCAACTATTTTTTAAAATAATTGCTAACTACTTGAAAATCAATAAGGAAATTTTAACTCTTACTTGCTCTCTTTTTAATCTTTTTCTTTTCAAAATGGCGAATAATAGCTGCTACTAATAAAGTAACTATTGAGCCAACTACTGAATTATCAATTCCACTAATAAATGCTCCGCCACCTGTAACCTCATGAACAGCAACCGCTGTATTAACTACTTCACTAACTACTGTTGTTAATGTGTCTTGTACTACTTGTAATAACATTTGTATATTGTTTTAAATTGTTTATATTTGCTCTTCGTTCTTTGTGATTTTCATAAAAATGTTTTTAACACTAAAAGCAGCTTTCGGGCTGCTTTTTGCTTTATATAATCTCTATTGTATGTACTTCCTGATTATGTAACAATAAACGATTAACTAAGTCAGTTTCAGCTTTTGTGCTTTCAAAGATTGAGTTTTCGCCTTTTTTATATCCCACTAAAATACATCCCAACGAATGATCTGCTGAATTACCTCTGTGCATTAAAACACCATCAAAGCCCTTTATATCTAAAATACGTGGAAGCATTCTTTTGAATTTAGGTGACTGATTAACTATTAATTTATAGAATCCTGAAGGTATTGCAGTAAGTCCGAATATCTTTTTTGTATTGATAAATAAAAGGCTATCACTTTGTTTTAACCCTCTGTCCTTATCTTCTAAGGTATAACAAAAAAACTCACCATTCAAATATAGTGAGCCTATTGTACTTACATCCGTTTTAACCTCACGTATTACTTTAAGCTTCATCTTCTATTTTTTTAGGCAATACAGCTTCTTCAGGTTTCTTATAAATGTTTTGATAACGTTCACGCTCCAAACAATTATAAAGTTTCTCTTCTAAGTTTTGTACTCTTGTGTGTGTATGCCATAGCCATAAAACGAGTACCGCTGTTGCGCCATGTTTCTTTATTAATTCTAATGCTTCTTTCATAATTAATTAATTGGTGGGAATGGTGGTGTTGGTGGTGCTACATAAGGACTTAAAGGTATTTGCAACAAAGGTGCGTATTCCGTTTGTGCTATATCAACCTCATCCTGTTCACTTAAAAATAAAAAATAAACCCCGTTAATATCCTGAACAAAATTAAAGAAAGTATCGCTATCTATAAATACGCCTTGTAATTCGTTTGCTTGTTCGTTTGTTACTATTCGCCCGTAATATTCCATAATTAAACGTTTATTCCAAAATAAGTCATTAATGTATTTAATCTATTATAAAAATTTGTTGCTTCTGTATCTGTTAATCCGTCACCTATTGATGAAAAAGCGCATTGTTTTGTTGAATATAATTCTATTGTTCCATTAGTATTAGTTGCACAAATAGCTATATTATTTGAAGATAATGGATTTGAATCTGTTGTTGTTGTTGAATTATTTAATACTCCATTTCTAAATATCCTTCTTGAAGAATTTGAAACTTTTGTAGCAAAATAAAAACCTGAAGCATTAGATAAACTTAAATAGTTAACTAAACCATTTGTAGTTTGCCCGAACACAACATTAACAGCATTTCTCAATTGATTATAATTAGTAGCGCCCGAAATCGTGCTTGAACCTATTTCAACAGCAGTACCTACAGTAGAAGTTCTTGAATAATAAGACAAATGCATATTAGTTGAATAAAAAGTAGAAGGAGCTAAAAAAGTATTAGCATAACCACTCGTGCCGTTTGATGTCATACCACTACTTGTAAAAATCATACCCGTCGCAAAAGTTAATCTAAAAGCTGCATTAGTGTCTAAAGGATTAACCAAATTCCATTTACAACTTGCTGCACTGCCCCAAATAGGTAAGTACATTGCTTTTATCTTAGTATAAATGCCATCACTTTTAAGGCCTAAATAAAAAGTATTAATAGCGTTTTTATCAGCTGTACTTGTTATTGCTGTGTTAGCAGTAAAGTAAGCTAATGCATCTGCATCATAAGTTACAGATCCTGTTAGTGAATAATCACGTGGAGTTATTCCTAAACTTAATTTCATTCTGAATAAGCTATAATTGTTCCACTTGTCAAGGTAAGATTAGTAAAAACAGCATCACCAGGAGCATAAATAATAGCACCCTGCTTTAATGTTTTACCACTTAAACCAATTGCAGTTAGATAATCAGTTGATGTACTTCCTGATAAACCACCAGTTAAAGTGCCTACTACTGTATCAGCTTGTACGATAAAACAGTAATATTTTTTACCTGTTCTTGCAGTTGTATTATCTATATACTCACAACCTCCATTGGCTGTTAATCTTAATGCGTTTGCCATGTCTTTTATTTTTTAAAGTACCATTATTGTTGTTCAATGTAACCAAATCTAATTTCTGTTTGTGGATAAAGTAAGTCATAAGCATAAAACTCTTTCAATCCATCATACTTACCGCCATAATAATAAATATTATATTTATTAATTATTTTACCATTTACTTCTATTGGTTCGTTTTTAATCTTATAATACATATTAATAACCTTTAATGTTAAATGAATATAATACACTTATTGGATTTGTAACCCAATTAGGATTAGTTATTTGAATAATTAAACTATCATTTAAAGCATTAGCTAATGATGTTCTAAAATATAACTGATTTATTCTTTCACTATGTTTTATAGTTCCTAATGTTTGTTCTGTTGATTGAGTTATATTTTGAAGTTTAACAGTTGAATTTTCTGTACTTCCTAATGTACCTCTAATAAATATAGTTACATAAATATCATAAATACAATTAGCTTTTATACTTTTAAAAGGTATAGTATTAGTTGTTTCAGGAGCAAAATTATTTAAAGCACCTGAATAATAAATAGAACCATCTGCTGGGTTTATATTTGAAGTATCAGCATATAATTCAAAACTATATAATGGAGCTGGTGTATAACCTAAAACCGTAGCAATGCTTTTATTTTCATATCTTGTAGTGCCTGAACTCCAAAATATACCATCATTATTTGTTGGTGTAGGTAAATAACAATCATGCAGCTCATTAATTTCATAACCATTATCAATCTTAATATAAATTTTGCCTTGATTAGCATGTGCATAAACAACGTAACCTAAACGTACTCCATGATTTGGAGCTGTTGGTTTTACTTTCGTAATTGCACCTGGATTAGTAGCACTTAAAAATAAAGCATCTCCATCAGTCCATGTTTCACCTTGTAAATTTCCAGTTGTATTTATTCCAGTAACCTCACCAATAACAGTTAATTTACCAGTTTGATTTTTATTAATATTTTCATAAACTACACCAATAGTATCAGCACTATTTGAATCACTATCCGCTAAAGCATAATCAACTGCTAATCTTTGCCCTTGAGCAGTAATAACCTTCATTACTTTATATCCACTCGCTAAAAGATTATCTGCCGATTTATTTACTACTGTTAAAAATAAATTTTCAGGATAACTTGTACCACCACTACCTTCAGGCACATAATCTAATTGTGACCATGTTTGAATCCCATCACCTATTTTAAAACGTTGTTGGTCTGTTGCAGTATAAAATAAATCACTTGTAAACGCAACCTCTCCGGCAGCTAATATCGGATTATTAGTAGCCCAATTTGCTGCTGTATCTCTTCTTAATTGTATCTTTGCTGTTAATGTACTCATGCTTGTACTATTGTATTGCTATAAATTGTAGAACTTGAACCTCCATCTATTGTACTAATTACCAAAACTTGATAGGTTTCACCACCTTTTAAAGTAGTTATTGTATTTCCGTTTTGATCTATAATAGTTACTAAATTTGAAGTACCTACATTGGTAATAGTAGAATCAAAAGGTATTTGACAAGTATCGTATTTAAAAGGCTGTTTTAATTGCACATCAAAATAATAACCTGCATCTTCATCATCAAAACGTGGCTCACTAAATGGATTTAAAGTAATGTTATCAGTTACTAATTTCCAACCATAAATAGGTGTTGTTAATTGTGATATAATATCTAAACATATTTGTTGCATATCACTAAACAACTCCAATTCATTTTTTTTGCCTTTGATTAGCCTATCCATTATGTATATTCTCAATACATAAATATAGGCATTGCCTTGAACTTGCGGAGCTTCATAATCAACCCACATTGCAGGGTAATTAGTTATTCCACTTGTTGCAAATTCTACTACACTACCATTACCAAATGAATTAATTTGATAGTGCGCGTTAGCAATATTATTTAGGTTTTTTATTGTTTGGTTTAACGTGATCATTCAAATATTTTTTCAATATTTCTATTTTGTTAAATAACTTGTAACCACTTTTTTTAGTAGCGTTTTCTTTTTTCAAATTTTTCTTCATAACTTATATATCTTTGATTGCGACCTAAGAAAATACCATTATCATAAGCATATAGTTGTGGAACAATAGTATCAAATCCATTACCAGGATTATTATATAACGTATAACTACTTGCGTTTTGAATTAAATAATCAATAAGTCTATTAGTGTGATATTGTGCTTTGTCAGTAACTAAATTCATAAACTGATTTAATTCAGAATAATCAACTCCCGTACTGTTATCACTATTTTTCCTTACTATGTTCTTATTAGTTACCTTATAAGTTAAGAATGGCGCAGCTTCAACCATAGTCCACCACTTTAAAGATGGGATTATATAATCATCTAATAAAGTAGTGTTTAATGCTGTTAAACTTCCGCTTTGCACTTGACTTATTATCTCATTGTAAAGCCCCGAACCAATATAGTTACGAATGTGAATTTTTTGAGCTTCTTCAATTGAAATACGAATATATTTTTCATCCACATTAGGATCAACAAAAGTATAGTCCTTAATGTAAGTTGCTGTTAATAATAATACTGTTGCCATTATTTTTTAGTTTTTACAACGTTAGCCTGCCATATATGTCTGCAAAATGGTGTTCGTGCTTCACCCCCTTTACGAGTCCACCAACCACCTCTAAAATTCCAAACATCCCATCCTACTATCTTACTAATTTGTTCTATTTGAGCCCTTGAATACATTTTATTTGCATCTAATAGCTTAACACAAAATTCTCTGCTATTTCTTTTGTTTGGTTTTACACCTGGTCTCCATTCGTAAGAGTACATTATTTTAAAATCTTCAAACTCATTACCTATCTTATTTGCCTGTCTAATTGCTGAAGATTTAGGTACACGAATAAGTTTTTTATCACCACCGCTTATTTTCTCTTTTACGCTTATTTGCTCTTCATCTATAAGGTCTTTGATTAAGTAGGCTACTCTATCCTCTTTTATTCTTAAAGTGTCTGCTATTGTCTTATTTTCCATTAATGGGTCTTTATCTAACAATGCAACTATATCTCTTTTTAAACTATTGCTTAATGGTGAAATTTCAGCAAATTCAAATTTGCCATCTTCATTCATAAACTTTTGCTCATAAAATTCAAAGGCATCTTTATCTTCACCAAACATTTTAAAGATTTCTATTATTTCATCAATCTCTGAAACACTTTTAAATGAATGTTCGCAGCAAGTATCTTCAAGTTCAGGTTCACAGAATCTATGAATAGCAGTTGATACAATTGGTTTTATTTCTTCTTCTATTGGAGGTAAACCGTACATTTCACGAACTTCGTTTTTAGTCATTACCTTTATTTTTTCTTCAATAGGTAACTGCTCTTCAATAGGATCTAACTCTTTTAAGTAAATACGATTTCCAAATCCTTTTAACTTTAATAAATAATTAAAGTCTTTTTCTATTTCTCTTTGATTAGGAACTATATAAGTTGATTTATAAAGTTCGTAAGAATCATTTATCTGGTCTTTACTTCCAAGTTCACCAGGTGTTTTAATACCTACTAACATAGGATTTGGTATGTGATGCCCTATAATTAATTCTTGAATAACTTGATCGTTTAATTCAGTCAATTGAGCATCTACGTTTTGAGGTGTTAAATGTTC